GTCCTTTGATTAATCCAATGGCGGTCAGCTTCTCCAAGCTGATTACATTTGTGCCTGTTCAGCACCGAGTGAGAGACCCTTTCGGGCATACATGTGGCAGTTGTTCTTGACGAGCTCTCCGCTCTCAAGATCGAACCATCGCTCAAGAAGAACCGTCTGGTCCGGTGTGTCGATCCACTCGTGTTCGTAGCGAACCGAAGATTGCGGGACGTTGCCGTCCTTGGTGTAGATTAGGGGTTCCATCAGACTCCAGTAACGCGGCCGTCGTCGTCGCGCTTGATTGCGCGCACGGTCTTGCCCTTCTTGATCGCGATGGCCTTCCCGCCTTCGTCGCGAACCACTTCTGCCGGGGTGTTCAGGTGATCGCCGATCTCCTTGAGACTCGACTTGATCTCCGCCATTCCCGCGTCTTTTGCCGCTTGCTTGTCCGCGCCGAGTTCTGCCTGTTGCTTGGCTAGCTCGACCTGAGTGGATCGGTCCTTGTCGCCCTCTGCCGTCGTGGTTTCGGCGGACTGAGCGGCCGTAGCAAGCTGCGTCTGCGCCTGGATCTGGGCGATCAGCACCTTGTTCGCACGGTCCTTGTCGCCCTCCGACGCCTCGTGGCCGAATTGGGCAATCTTGAGTCGCTCGTCGGATGCGATCCGTTGCGCTTCCAATTCCGCGTCCTTCTGCGCCTTGAACTGAGCGAGAGCGGCTTCGTTGCGGCTCTCGGCGTCGTTCTGCATCTGCTGCGCGTTCTGCTGCGCCAGCGCCACCTGAGCGTCCAGTTCCGCCTTCTTCTGGGCAATCGCGACTTGGACCTGTGCGTCGATTTGCTTTTGCTGGAGGGCTATCTGCCCCTTCGCCTGTTCAATTTGAAGGGCGACTTGACCCTTGATGACTTCAGGATTTGGCTGTTGAGGAGGAGGCGGATTCTTCGTCGGGTCGGAGAAATATCGGTCGGGGTTCTTTTCTCCGATGAGCTTGGCGAGGTCGGCAGAGGCGTTGTAGATGTTCTCTGCATTCGCCACCCCCAGAACCATAACCTTCTCTTGCTGCTGAATGACGGCCGTTAGCTGCTGAACCTGCTGCACCCTGCCGCCCAGCCCGAGCCCGACGCGGATGTTCACGTCGAATTGGTTGCGCCACTCGCGGGGATCGATGTCCACCCACTCGCCCGAGATGTTGATCGACTGCTTCTTGTCCTGATACTGGCAGACGAGCCGGAGCATCTGCCGGAACAGCTCGACGAACCCCTCGGCGAAATTGCGCGCGATGAGGTCAATGCGCATGTCATCACGCTCGGTGACGATGTTCGCCGCGGTCGCCGTGGACTGAGTGAGGGCCGAGGCGTCGTTGCCCTGCGTGGACCGTGTCCAGCCGGTCGATTCCTCGCCAAAGCCCTCCATGTATTCCAGCATCGCCATGCCGGCGTCGGAATCTCCGACCCCCTGATCGAGCCTGCCCACCGCTCCAGGGACCTTGATCCGCACCACGCCGCCGGGGCGATTGGTGAGGAGGTCGTCCAGATTCACCTGACCCTCAACGGCGAAGTAGCGCCCGTTGACCTGCAGATGCATGTTGTCGAGGCTAGAACGCAGGATCGAGGTCTTCGTCTTCTGCGTCTCGTGGCCCAGATCCATCACGGACAGGCCAAAGAACTTGTGCGGCTGGCGGATACAGACGATGTCCGCAAACGGCGCAATGTCGACTTCCTCGTTGTCGAGGATGGTGCTGCCGACCTTGGTGACCTTGCGCAGCTCGGCGATCCCGTCGCCGTCCGCGTCTATCTTGGCGTAAGCCTCGATGGTCCAGTATTTGCGCTGGGAGTCATCGGGGGCCGTGTCCATGTCCCCCGTGGCTGCAAACTCATCATCGTAGGAGTTGCGCTCAATCCGCTCCATGTTGAGCGAGGAGATGCTCTCGTCGCTCTGGAGGTTGGCGAGTTTGCTCTTGGGATAGCCCATGGAGCGCAACTCTGATAGCGTGCGCTCGAAGCGGTGGCCGACGAACCGGGCGGACTCGATGCTCTTGGCGGTGCGGTTGATCAGGAACTCTTCGGGCGGGACGTTCTCGATGCAGATCCGGCCGCCTGACGGACGGCGGATAGCCTCTACGTCATACAGAAGAGCAGGAGGAAGGGATTCCAACTGTTGGATCGCCGCCTGCGCCTGCTGCGCGGTCTGCGGGTTCTGGAGGGCCGCCTGAGCCTGTTGCAGCGCCTGCTCGCGTGCCTTGGCGATCTCTTCATCGGGGTAGGAGCGCTGCCCGGTGATCTCTACCTCTTTGTCCTCGACGATCTCCGCCAGTTCGACCGGAGTCAGGCCCCTATATTCCTCTTTCTTCTCCTCCTGCCGCGTGTCCCACCAGATTTTCAGGATGCCGTTCTTGTAGAGGAGCGCATCCCTCATCCACGTCTCGGCGATCCGGTGGCCGTTGTTGGCCTTCCAGAAGAGATAGTTGAGGTAATCCGTGCAGTTCTGGGCCTTCTGCTCGTCGCCGGGCTTCGCGGCCTCGAACTCGACCACGCTATCGCCGCCGGTGAACTTCACCATCAGTTGAGGCAGCATCGCCTCGATGGTGTTGCGGACGAACGGGACGACGACGTCTGAGCGGCCGGTGACTTCCGGGGGCGCGAGGTCGCCCTCTGGCCGAGCGAGGTAGTAGGCCGTGGCCTTGCGCCGCTGTTCCGCGAGCTTGCCGCCGTAGTAGCCCACGCTGTTGCGGATCTCCAGATCCAGCGCAGCGCTGAGCTCGTCGTCGGTCATTCGTGCCATAGATTTCAGGTCGTCAATCGCGGGTAGGACAGTTTCCCGCCCCACTCGTCATTGCTCATCTGGTCGCTCACGAGAGCCATGTAGCGGAACGCATCTGCACCGTGGCTGTATTGGTCGTGGAGCGGGTTGCCCGGCTCATTCGTCGTTGTCGATACCTGCCTGCGGTATCTCTTCAGGGCCTCGACCAATCGTCCAGTTCTCTCTCGGTTGAAATAGACGCGGGGGAATATTTCGCGGGCACGTCTTATTCCCTCTTCCACATGCAACATGGGAACAGGGAGACAGGAGCAAGCGAGAGCACCCAATATCTCCGCGTCCGTCTTTCCCGTCTGGTGCTTCTTGTGCCATCCGTCGTGCGGAATGTAGTGACAGCCCCAATTAAGCGGCTGGCCGTCGAGCGTCAGTGCGCGCAGCTGCGCCACATAATCTGCCAGAGTGCGCTGGTTGTCTTCGATGTAATGGATGCACCTAATCTCACTCGCGACCTTTTGGACGCAAATGATCGACATGCTGTCGTTGAACCCAAGGTCCCAAACGAAATGCGTCTTGAGCAGTTGGTCGTGGGGTATCGCCCCGATCCTGCTCTCCGCCCGCGACATTTCATCGAAGTAGATCGCCCCCTCCACCGCTGGCTTGCATTTGCCTTCCCAGATGTGCGCGTAGACCTCGGGTTTCATCGTGGCCTTAGCGTGCAAACGCTCGGCCTCGAGAACCGCCGGGAAATACGGGTTGTCGGTGTAATTCATCTCCACCGACACGCAGTCAGGCGGGGGCTCGGTGATGAATCTCCGGTAGGTCTCGTCCGATTCCAGCTCGGGGTTGAAACTCACCCATATCTCGGAGCCGGGCTTGCGGATGGTGGGGACCAGGATGTTCCAGGACCGCTCGGTCATGGAATGCGCCTCCTCGCACCATACGATGTCCGCGCCCTCCATCGACTTGATGGAGTCGGCCGTCTGGTCAGAGAGCCCGGAGAAGGTAAAGGTGGTCCCGTTCTTGCCCCGGATCTCGTGGGTCAGAACCTCGTAGAAGGACCCAAGGCCGAGCGTGCCGACCTGATCCTCGAGCAGCTGGTGAACCGACTGCTGGATCGACTTCTGCACTTCCCGAGTGCAGAGAACCCGGGTGGGCTTGCTTGCCCCGATGATGAGGAGCGCCCGGGCGAATCCCCAGGACTTGCCAGAGCCGCGGCCGCCGCGCGCGACCTTGTACCGGGAAGGGGTGAAGAGGAACCGGAGCTTGGGCGGGAAGCGGGCCTCGGTCTCGGCCACTACTCGAACGTGACCTTGATGGCGTGCTGGAGGGGGTTGTCGGGATCGCCGGCAACCTGCAGCGGCAGCACCTTGCCAACCAACGAGAGGAATGCAGTCGGCGAGTCAGCAGCTCTCGCCTCAAGGTAGGCAATCCCCCCGACATTGGTCAGGGCCTGAAGGATCATGTCCTTGACTTGGCCTGTGACTCGGTTCGGTGTGCCCTTCTGGCGGCCACCATATTTCTGTCGTTTTTCTACTACTTTGGTCTCTGCCATGTCGCGGGTTCCGGAGAGTGTCCGCTCGCTTCTTCCATCCATTCGTCTACCTGCTCGTCCCAATGCCCTCTTGGGGTATCTGCGAGGAGGAAGATGAGTTGCTCGTAACTGGCTCCGTGGTTGAGCCAGCGATATCGGGCCGCGTCCTGAGCGTCTTTCATAGTTGCGCTAATACAACATACTGTTGTCT